GAAGCAGGGGCGTGAGCCACCTGCTACTTTTTGATTGTATGTTGTACTCTGCATACGGTTGCCCCTGTGACCGGAGTACTGCCTTGGCCCGGTCACAGAAGTTGCATTGGTCTCTGGTTAAGATTGTGTACATATCAACCACTACGCAGTGAGATCCACGATTTCACAGCTATCGCCAGAGCATGCGAGTGTCTGACTACCAGAGGTGTTATCCTCCGCTTCATAAGAAGAAAGCTTCGTCCAATCGATGGCCTTTGGCATAAACGAAAGCATCTGTTCGTACTCAGATTTACCGCAGTGCTGGTAGGGCGCTTGTTGGTAGGTGTGATCATCAAACGGCAGGAACGATACACCAGACATTTCATCGAAATGCTCGTATACAAACGCACCCACCTGAAACCATTCAGAATTTTTGACATTTACAGTTACGCTAGGTTTGTGTTCGCACCAATGTCGTTGATACATGAGCCACATGTTTAGCTGATCGATGGCTGACATATCCGCAGTTACAACTGCACCATCGGGTGCTTTCATTGGGAAGCTGAAGACGGTGGTTTGATCCGGCTTGAACGCCTCTGGTTCATTAGGGACGCCTTGGTCCTTCATAAACTGTGTCAGCGGGTCTTTATTATCACCACGAACAGTACGGATATAATAAGGGCTATGCCGTGCGTGAATCCCGCTCGAACTGTCAACAAGTTGTGATACGGTTCCCGATGGTTTACAACAGCTTATAGCAGCCGACACCTCGATGCCCAGCTTATCAGCCCATTCTTTATTGGTATCAACAGCCACCTGTTTCAGGTCTTCTAGCAGAGCAGCTAGATCGCCCTCTTTGCCATTGGTTAAAGTGTTGTCCATGATGCCGGTTAGCGACACCCCCAGCAGCCGTTCTTCTTCCGTGTTCTTCGCCCACACCTTTCGCAAATAAGGGAACTTGGTGTAGGTAGATTGTACCGTTCCCAAAATGGTTGCGATACGGACTTTCCGAATAAGATCTTCTTTAGAGTCTGAAGCACGGATAACTACCTCACTTAAATTACAAAATTGTCCACCGGTGCCTGTTATAGGGTTGCCGTTCTTGTCCTTTTTTGGTCCCCGTAAAATTATCTCCGAACATGGATTCGTCCCCCATTCAAAGTTAGGGTCACGGCGTCCGTTCTTGTTGGCTTGCTTAACAGCGGCCTCACGATTGAAGATACCACGCTCACCAGAACCGCTCTCTGCTAGGGCAGTCCATTCACGCAGGAAGCTCATTGCGTCTGGCTTTTCGGTATAGGCAACAGAGTTGTTTGCTAGGCCCATGTGTGGGGCTGTTTCCCACCATTTACCGGACTTAGCGTGGCGCATACGATCATCTGACAGGTTAGACAGGCTGATCATTGCAGAACGACGAACACCACCTACAACAACGACTTCCCCGATCTTACACATGATGCTGTGACACTCGTAGGAAGACAGCTTACTGCCTGCAGCCTTTTTGAAGGTATCAATGGTGAAATTAAACAGATCAACCAAAGGCGCTGGGCCAGATGCACGACCACCAAAGGTTTTAAGTCTAGCACCGGCTGGGCGAACCTTGCTTACATCCCATGTAGGGATTTCACCGGCGTAGAGCATACTAATCAGAAGGCGATACGCTTTGGCCCAACCTTCCTTGCTGTCCTTAACTACAATGGTTGTATCGCTGTCATAAAGGGTCTCAGGAACCTCTGGCAGGCTCTTGATGTACTGGCGTTCGCAGGAAAATCCCACGCCCGTGCCACACAACAAAATAAACATGGCTTCATCGAAGGCTTTGGGGTCATCAATGACTAGGTATGAACAGTTGTACATACATGTATTGTCCCGTGAGGCGGCTAAACCGCTTGTCATCATTGATCGCATACTAGGCATCACTTCTAGACTTGTGATGGCCTCTAAAACCTCGTTCTGTACTTCCTTATCGGGAATTACTGTGGAAACGATGTTATCGACATAGCGGGACACAGTTTCGCCCCAAGTCTCTCTGCGGCCTTCTTCGTCTAGCCAACGGGCATAGCGACTTGTGTGGATGAAGGATTGGTAATCGGTTGGTAGATAGTTATTCATGGTCTGCCTCAAACTAAATCTGTTAAATCGGGTTCTTCATAATTCGGCCCCTTGAGAACTTTGCCGTCTTCACGGTAAATTACGTCCCCATCGACCCCGAGCTTGCTCATGTTGGATGCATGAACACGGCGCACAGCTTCGTCTAAATTCCAGCCAAACGTGGCTGCAAATCCGTAGGTGACGTAAACCAGATCCGCTAATTCCTTGAGCATTTCGGGGGCTTCTGTGGCCTCTAAAACTTCAGCGTATTCTTCTTTGATAAGGACGGTACGCAGAAGGTCTTTCAGGGTTCCCTTGGCCCACTGATGGCCCATGGATTGCTGGTAGGTCCGTGCAAAATGCTGAACCATATCCAGAGGTGATTTGCCCAGATATGTATCTGGGTCACGAAGGGCTGCACTGCCTTCATCAAAGTATTCATAGCCGGGGGTCATTAATCTTCCGCCTCCAGCTTTGTAATGAGGCGGTCTAAATACCAACGGGCCTTTTTGAGATCTTCAAGACCGCCCTTGTAGGGCCAGCGCCATAAGTATTTAAAAGCATTTTGCCAGCAATAAGCTACATGAGGCTCACAGTCTGAGCCCTCTACCATAGCTTCCATTGCATCGATGCACTCGATTTCTGCAGAGTTGTAATGCAGGGGCCGGTTAACCATATCGGTGATTTGGTTGAGATCCATCATGGTGTCCTCAATTCTTTTTGTTGAAGGGGATGACTTTGGCTTCGGCAATGGCTTGCTCAAGTTCATCGGCAGGCTCAAATTCGATTTCCATTTCAGATTGGTCTAGGATCATGTTGCCCAGATCCACAAAGAAAAATGGGTTGCTGCGGATCATGTAGCCGATGCCCTCAATGAGAGCTTCGTAGTGATCTGCTTCTTCTTCAGACACGTTTCCTTCAAGGTTGCTAAAGGCGCTAAGATTGAAGCCCGTGTGATCCACAGGCGTTACGAACAAGCCGCAGGCAATGGGGTCTTTATCTTTCATTTGTTTTTTCCAATCAGTTTGAAAAAGTGTTCTGCATCCATCAGGGCTAGTGGCTTCTGCCGATCCGCTTTGATGATTGCGATTGGTTCCGCTTTGGGTGGGCAGTTGGCTTCAGCTTGCTCCATGAATTTGTATGCGCTGATCTTGTTCAGAGCCTTGCATTCAACAGAGTAGGGAAAGAGCTTCCTAGCAGCGGGGGACAGTTGAACGTCTTCCCCGCCTTGGCCCATCCCGGTGGAACGGACATCATCTGGTTCCAGTTTCGGAAACAGTGCTAGTATTTTATCTCTTACCCATTGCTGGTGACGCCGCCCCTTTGCCTTTGCAGACTGAGGTTTTATCGCCATGCTTAGTCCTCTACGAACCAGTACGAAGGTGGTTCCTTTGCCTTCGACATAGGGTGAGGTTTGAACCTTGCCTTTGGATAGCAAGCTTGAGTGAAGTCACAGAAGGAACAAGCCATAGGCAACCGCTTGAGGCCGGTAGGCTTCCGATTAAACTTATCGGGTACGGGATCAAACTGCCGTTCCAGAGGCGCTCCGCTCGTAATCTTTTCAACCGTGTTTTTCATAGCAAACATGTTGTAAGATTTCTCAGATGCAGAAACATTTGCATCTACGGCAAGCATTGCACCGGTAGACTTGTTCACAACAATCCAACCACCCAATTCTTTATCTTGGGCTTGGGCGTAACCGGTTAACTGACCGATGTAGCCGAATGGATCGTCTTCTTTAAGAGCCTCGTAACCGTTGGACCATTTCTTATCGAAAGCGAAGGGGCTGCAGGATTTAACGTCATAGATTTTGTGATCAATTTCTATATCGTCTTCACCCTTAATGGTGACTGATCCAAAGTCCATCTCAACAAGATTCTTGCCGCCTGTGATGTTAACATCTGCGACCTTTAAAATCAGATTAGTGATGCACTCAACGGCGTCACCGATCATCATCTGGACCTTGAAGTTCTTAGACTTACGTTTCTGTTCAGAACCCATTGCGCCATGTTGTAGTTGGCACAGAGGCTTCCCGATGTTTGACATCCGCAGACGAAAATCTCTGTCTTGCGGCGTAAGTTGCTTGCGAAGAGCCGCCTTAAACTCTTCGCCAGCCTCTTCTATCCACGCATCTTCAATAGTTAGACCATCAAATTCATCGTTGGATAGTTTGTCATTGGTTGCATCCAGTTTGGATTGCAGCATTAGGCTACATCAACAAAATCATCGTCGAGACTGTCTTCGATGTTGAGCGCATTCATTGCCTTGTTATCAAGCGAACCTTCTTTGATTGCCGTGAAGTATTTAGCATCAATCTCTTGGTTCTCTTTTTTGATCGCTTGGGCAAAGACAGACATCGTGTCGAACACCTGTTGGGTCATATCCAACTTCTTAGACAGATCCACCTTGTAGGTGGGAGTGTACCAAACCACAGAACCGTTCTCGTTATAATCGGCTCCCATTTCAGCTTCATACTCATAGATGTTTGAGCCTTTGGGTAGGTTCTTCATGTATCCGTTCCAGAAGCCACCAAAGGTGCTGTTCTTGTGGAACATGATGCATGGCTGGTTCTCAATCGAAACCTTCTCACCATCGGCGGTCACACCGTCATAGCTTACAAGCCCACGGGTGACACGATGCTTCATAGATTTATACACCTTTGCATCGGCGTAATCCATTTCCTGCAAAGTCTCCCACGAAGGATACCCACAAGCGATGCCGCCTTGAATATCACGGGCTTCATCACGGGGGCTTGGGATGGCGATGGACTTGTTCACCAGTGTGCGCTTGCCATCAATTTCATCCCAATGGAAATACTGAATGTGCGTTGCTAGTGGGCGGAACATAACAGTTTCGCTGTACACCTTCTGATCCATATTGGTCAGAAAGTAATTCGCTTCTGGGATAGCTTTCTTTGTTTCCTTGTCCCGTGAGCGTGAATTTATTTTAAGCTCTGGTACACGAACAATCGCTCCACCACCGCCGCCTGTTACTTGGGTGCCTAGCAGTTCGTTCATCGCCTGCAGGTCTATTTGATTTACATTTGTAAGATCATTCATCTCGATTCGATCCTCTATTAGATGGAACT